TGTGACCGTGGCACCAGATGTTCTTGCCCATGATGAAGCCCGTGAGGAACTTGATCAGGTGGGTGGCTCGGAACTGGTAGTGATCCACCTGCACAGGCACCATCGGGTGCTTCACAACGTCACCCTTCGCGTTCTTCCAGACAAGCGTCGGGATATCGAAGTTGAGTTGCTTGATGGCCCTGCCTGTTCGTGGGTTCTTGAACAGTTTCATGGCGTTCTGCTGAACAACCTCGTACGTAAGGGTGTCACCATCAACCACCGCCTCGCCCGTGACCTGCACAGGTGCCGTGAACGTACGCCCCTTGAGGTACTTGATTTCCTCTGCGAACTTCCCGGCGTCGACACGTAGCTGTGCGATCTCCGTGAGTGTCTGGTCGATGTCCGTAAACCCAGCGGTCTTAGCGTTCTTGCCCAAGCCTTGGGTGACCATCACGTTGATCGCTGTCTTGAGGTCGGGGTTCACGGCGACAGGCTCTGCCTTCGTAACGACAGGCGTCATCACCTCGAACTCCACGTCGTCGCTGTCTGGCTCGCTCAAGAGGCCCTTCTCGCGCAACTCCGTGAGAATGCTGTCCTCATCGGGTGTGTGAAGCTCGATGTAACTCTCCGGCATTGCGCCCAACATAAGCTCGACGCTCGATGCGAGTGACAGGCGTTGCTTGGACGTTAGCTTGTATGCTTCACCAACTGCAAAGACAGCAACCTCGCTTACCGCAGTGATCGCATCCGTAGGGTTATGCTGGAAGGTGACCTCGTCTTCCCTCGCCTTCGTGTTCGCAAGGTGCATCGTAAGTGATGTCATGCGTTCGAGGTCGAAGTCAGGGTCATGGTCAGGGTTGTCTGTAGGCATAGGCACCTCCTTTGCAGGGTCTGATACTAGGGCTGGGGTTGTGTGATGGGCGGGATGCGCCACAACATCTGGAACGATCCCTGCGGACTCGCTCCAACACATGTCGTATTCGGGCAGACCTTTTCCTATGGCCTTGAGAAGGCCACACGAAGGGTCGTCTGCCATCGTCTTGATTTGTTTGTGATACCCCAAGAGCGGCTTGCACGGGTATCGTTGAGCCACGACACTCTTGTCAGGATCGTTAACTGCGGCCCGCATCAGGTGCAAGCTGTCCGCAAGGCTGTCTTGCGCTGTACCTGAGTCAGTGCCTGACACGATCATCAGTTGTATGACATCGTGTAAGAGGTGTGCGCTCAACAGGTTTACGATCTTGCTGAACGGCTTGCCAACTGCTGTCTCAAGTTCACGAACATTGCAGCACACCCTGTCTGCCACGTTGTAATCGAGAATGGCTGTGAACATTTTCCTCAACCCACTGCGCCGGTCATTCGCCAGCTTTTGGTTGAGATCTCGTAGTCGCTCCGCCATCGCTAGTGGCGTTGCTGGTATTGGATGGGTCATATCGACCCCCTTTCAGTGTTATGGTTGGAGTAATTTTTCTGTCTCAAATGTAAGCTCTCCTCTTCTCTTTGAGAAGCGCGTCGACGCACATAGACGTCACCAAGTACCCTTTCGGATCGGTCTGTCTTGGAATACGCACTGGTTGCTAACCCAAGTGCGGTCGGCGTTGTAAGTTACCTCGCCGCATCCAGCGAGCCATTCGACCATGATTGCGAGCATGATCAGGGCCGCTATGGCGAGGGTGATTGTTGTCCCAACACGCTTCGCAGTGCGTGGGCCGAGTGTCGGCAGCCCCCACCACGGGCGGCTAACGGATGTCACAAGAGTTTTTGTCTTGCGAGGGTTGAGCGGACGGATAAAACCGTTGGCGTCCACGTATAGTTGCGGATGGATAACGCCTTCCATCGGGGGAAGGGTGCGAGGTTTGTCTATCATGGCAGTCTCCTGTTGTCATGGATGTGTAGCATATATCATACACATCCCAAGGTTTCAAGGCTAGTCTTCGTCTACTCCGCTACCGAGTTCGTGTTCTTCACAGCCTCTCGCGAAGTCAGGGTGGCTCTCGATGTACATGCGAACGGATGTCGCAAGCCGGTCGATGTTGTCCCAGATATCCGAGGCGTTGGCATACTCGTCACACGAATGATCCACGAGGAAGGCGTCGAATTTTTCGTCATCCCATGTATCGAAGTCATGCGGCAGGGTATCCGTCAGGTAGTGCGACGATGCCCATATGCAGTCTGCCGTGTTGTCGTGGTCTTTCACGGGCATTACCTCAAGCGGCACGTCGACCCAGTGTTGCGCTACTTGTTTTTGCCAGTACGGGTCTGCGGGTTTTGTCTGCCCCGTGATTTTGCCAGACAGGTATTCGGGCTGCTTGTTTTTGCCGAATAACCCGGCGAACCAACGTACGAGCGTTGGCGTTTGCAAGAATAGTTTTTGCATTTTTGCTTCTCCTTCAATGTTGTGTTTGCGTTACGAAAAAAAATCCCCCACCGCATTCTGCGGTGAGGGTTCACTGCGGTTGCGATCTCCGCGTCGTCGCTTTTGGGCCGTTTGATCAGCCCCTCTGTGGGGGTTTGTGTCTGCGTTGTTGCGCGTTCAATCCATGTGGTCAGGCTTGACAGTGCGAAGCCTCGATCACAACGTTGCCCGTCAGGGTGTTGCGCTGCCACCTTGTGAGGCGGCTAATCGGTAGGTCTGCGTGTTGTGGCCTTGCGGCTACATTCTCAGCATGATCACCTCCTGCCTGATGTTTGCGTTGGCGGCTTGTCGTGCAATTTTGTTGCACCGGCCTTGCATGTATTTCGTAGACGATCCCTTGCGTTTCCACGGATGGCCTTCGTGATCCCAGTACGTCTCGCCGAATTTTTCTGCGTGACGGTTGGATTTTGCTGCTGCGAAGTCGTACCCGAGCTTCGCTTCACGTTTCGTATGTGGTCGCATCGGCATCTCCTTTTTGCGATTTTTTCTGCGTTGTGTCTGCGTTCACGGGAGAAATCGATACCGCGAACGGACAAAAAAAACCCCCCACGCGAGTGCGTGGGGGGCGGTTGCGTGTGTGCGCTAGCCGTTCTCGGCGCGGATCGCACGGATCAGGTCGAACGCGGCCTTCTGCGTCGGTGCGCCCTTCACGAAGGCGTACACCTGCGCTGCGACCTTCGCGTCACCCGACGGTGCGGTCGGTGCGGCAGGCACGGCAGGTGCGGCAGGCACGGGGCCGAACGCTGCGAGGAAGGCTCGTGCGGCCTCGCGATTCGCCCGGACGTGCTTGATGCGGCCCGTGTACGACACGGGGTTGCGACCCTGCGGATCGTCGAGGATCGCTTGCAGTTTCGCTTCGCGGACGTCGAACTCCGCGATCACTGCGTGAACCTGCGCGGCGCTCGTTGCGTTGCGGGCGATTTCGATCAGCTCGGCGGCTTTCGCGGCCAAGTGAGGTCGTTGCGTTGAGTTTGTGATTGCACGTACTCCTAGCCAGACTCCGTCGACCGGGAAATCCGGATCAACTGCTGACACTAACGAAAGCTCTCCTACTCTCTTTGAGAGGTATCGCGCGCGATCAGGCAAGACGTTGAAATGATTGAAAACCCCCTACGGGGGTCGATTTCGTCTCCCGCCGGGATCACGACAGGGAACGCGCGACGCGCACATGTGACCCGAAAGTCCCCGGATGGGACACAAAAACCGCAGAAATCCGCCGTTTTCTCATGTCATGTGTCAGGTTCGGGACGACTTCGTCGTCGCGGCGGGGGCGGGGGAGTCATCGCCGCCGTTCACTTTGGTTATTGTTATGGTGTGGCAGAATATATTTCGCACCAAAATTTGAATACTTGTCTGACTTATGATAAAAGACAACGCATGTCTTGGTATGAGATCTATATGATGGTTGTTGCGGTAGGAGCGGTGGTTATAGCCGCTGCGTGGGTGGCGTTCTTTACTTATTTCTATATAGCTGTCTGGCCACGAGATAAAGAGTAGTATATTGCCTCAAAAAAACCCCCACCCCACCATAGGAATGGGATTACCACCTGTAACACATCAAGAAGTAGATCGTGTACGCAGAAGTGTCTTAGATGTTGTGCGAAAAAACATTCCTAGAGTAAGGAAGGCCCTAGACGGCAGTATATCGTGGAATAACCAGCAGGTTCGGCTGTTTGCACTTATGTTGAACAAGGTTATGCCCGATTTACACCACAGTTTCAACGAACACAGCGTCGATATAAAGGAAATAGGCGAGTTAAGCATAGCAGAGCTTGAGGAAATAGCCGCTAGGGCAGACAAAGACGAAGAAGATGTGATAGAACTGGTGAAAGACAAAGTCTTAGACGAAGAAAGCGAGTATTCCCTTGCCAATAGTGAATCAGAAGCAAGCAGCGAAGCAATTACTGGCGTTAAGGAGGTCTCAGAATAGTTTTATAGAGTTTGTGAAGGTGTTAAATCCTGAAATGGTATTCGCCGACTTCCAAATTAAGCTAATGGAGACCTTAGACGCCCTCGAAAAAGACGAACTCGGCACAACACGCCTACTTATTACTATGCCACCACGGCATGCCAAGAGTTTCTTAGCCTCAGTACACTTTCCTGTCTATTACCTTGCGCGTAAGGCCAATCGAAGCGTCTTATCCACCTCATACAACCAAGATCTGGCGAAAACCTTCGGCAGACAGGTACGAGATCTAGCCAGAGAGCAATTTGTCGGGCAAGCCTTCCCTGATTTCCGTATGTCTGACGAAAGCAGGGCCGTAGACGATTGGCGCACCACTTTAGGCGGCACATATTTCGCCACCGGCATCGGAGGATCTACTACAGGGCGCGCAGCCACCCTTCTAATTCTAGATGATCCTATCAAAGCGCGGGAAGAAGCAGATAGCGCGACCCAACGCAACAAAGCTTGGTCATATTACATCTCAGCCCTCACTACCCGTAAGCAACCAGAGCCTGACGGCACGAAAGCCATAGAAATTATCATCCTGACCCGCTGGCACCCCGATGATGTAGCTGGCCGCCTCATGGATACCGCCGATTGGAAGGAAGGAGATTGGCACCACGTAAATTTCCCCGCTATTACAGAGACAGAAGGTGAAATAAAGCGTTCTGTCCGTGAATTACCTGAAGAAGACCCCCGGTATATAGACAGAGGTGAGTTATCCAAGGTTGCTCCGGGCAAAAGATACTATTACGAGACAAAAGAAACAGCCTTATGGCCTAGTCGCTTTCCTTTAGAAGAACTTCATAAGCGGAAACGTATAGACCCAAGAGAATTTGCCTCCCTATACCAGCAAACCCCCTACATCTTAGGAGGAAATCTTATAAAACAAAGCTGGTGGAAGCATTACGAACAAGATGATGTCAATTGTAACCTTGTAATCATCGCAGCAGATACGGCTTTTAAGAAAACAGAGCAGTCTGATTACTCAGTCCTCATGGTATTAGGTGCAGACGCAAACTCCGACATCTACATCCTCGACATTATAAGAAATAAGTGGGACTTCCCCGAACTAAAGAAAGCCTGTGTCACTCTAAACGCTAAATGGCGGGGTAGAGGTCTCCGTGGTGTATACATAGAAGACAAAGCCTCCGGCCAATCACTAATCCAAGAACTTCGCAGTAACTCCGGCATGGCGGTCATCCCTTATAAAGTTGTTAGCGATAAAGTCTCCCGCCTTAACGCAGTAACCCCTCTTATAGAAGGGGGGCGTGTCTTTATTCCTAACTCCGCTCCGTGGTTAGACGACTTTATGGAAGAAGCCCAGAGTTTCCCCGGTGGGAAATATGATGACCAGATAGATGCTCTCTCAATAGGCCTTGACGCCCTAAGCAGGATGTCAGGTGTATCAAGCGACATGCTCAATGTTCCCATAACAATGTCCAGTTCTCTTAACTCCCAGTTCGCGCCTCTTCCCACCGAGAGTAACGAATGGGTAGACCGACTACAGGAAAAAACCAAGGACCGTTTCGCCAACTGGGGCGAATTGTAGGACGACAAACCTAAGATATTAGTGGATAACGCATTATGGATTATAGAAATAGTACAGACACAGCTTCCGACATTGTAGTAGATTTATCCAAATA